TCGGTACATGGCGACAGACCCGGCCTCCGCGAGTCAGCCACCGGCTGATCTGGCACAAGGCAAGGACCCCGCCGGGCGTGACCTCTTCCGCGTACTACTCGGCGGAGGAAGAGATATACCTGACCGGTTCCGGCTGGACCGGGAAGCCGATACAGAACGTGATCGTGACGACCGAATGGCGAGCGTCCGTTCACGGGTTCGTTGCCCGCTCAGGGCACCCGACGCCGAAGCCAGAATCCCTCATGGCCGTACTGGTATCCAAATGCCCGCCGGGTGTTATCGCCGACCCATTCGCCGGATCCGCGTCCACCCTCGTCGCCGCCCGTAACCAGGGCAGGCAAGCCATCGGCGTCGAGGTAGATGAACGCTACGCCGAGATGGCCGCGCGCAGGCTCAGCCAAGGTGTCCTGTGCGCTGGCTGATCGGCCACCCCGGGCCGCACTTCTCCGTCCACGACGTGTACGAGGGCTGGGTCGAGGCGCTGCGGGGCCTCGGCGAGGACGTCTACACGTACAACCTCGGCGACCGGCTCTCGTTCTACGACGCGGCACTCGTGGAGACCGGCGACGACGACGGCCACGGCCATCCGGGGGTGCGGAAGGCGATCACCCGCGAACAGGCGATCGAGCTAGCCGCCAACGGGATCCTGTCAGCGGCGTATCAATGCTGGCCCGACGTGATCCTCATGGTCTCCGCGTTCTTCACCCCACCGGCGCTGCTCGACATGATGCGCGGCAGAGGTCACAAGATTGTCCTACTGCACACCGAACAGCCCTACCAGGCTGACGAACAGCTGGTCCGCGCGAAGTCCGCAGACATGAACCTGCTCAACGACCGCGCCGGCATCGAGGCATACGAGGCGCTCGGCGTCCCCGCCGCGTACATGCCCCACGCCTACCGGCCGTCCATCCACTACCCCGCGGCGAACCCGGGCTACCAGTGGGACCTGTCGTTCATAGGCACCGGCTTCCCGTCCCGGGTGAAGTTCTTCGAGGCCATGAACCTCGACGGCCTGGATGTGAAGCTCGCCGGGCCGTGGCTGGACCTGCCGGAGAACTCGCCGCTGCGGGACTGGACCGCCACCGAACACGAGGACTGCGTGTCGAACGTGCAGACCGCGGCGATCTACCGGCAGTCCCGTTGTGGTGTCAACCTGTACCGCCGTGAGGCCGAGCTCACCCACGACGGCGAAGGGTGGGCGATGGGCCCCCGCGAGGTGGAGATGGCCGCGTGCGGACTGTTCTTCGCCCGCGACCCCCGCCCGGAAGGTGACGAGGTGCTGCCGTCGCTGCCCACGTTCACCACACCAGCAGAGGCGGGGGACCTCATCCGCTGGTATGTGAACCACCCCGCCGAGCGGGACAAGCGTGCCACGGCAGCCAGGGAGGCCGTCGCGGAACGGACGTTCACCAACAACGCCAAGGCGCTACTGCGCATGATTGAGAAGGGGTGAGCCCTGGTGGCACGCTCGCACGGCAGGAACGGCCAGGTCTACATGGGGATCGCCTCCGGCGCGCTCGCGTCGGGGCTGCCGTTCCAGGCGTCCTGGTCGATCAACATGAACACCGACAAGCAGGACGTGACCGCGTTCGGGGACGGCAACAAGGTGTATGTGGCGGGCCTGCCCGACGCGTCGGGAGACTTCTCCGGCTTCTGGGACGACGCCACCTCGCAGACGTACATCGCGGCGATCGACGGCCTCGCCCGCAACTTCTACCTGTACCCCAACATCACCACGGACCCGAACGCGTACTTCTTCGGCACGATCCTCCCCGACTTCTCGATGGACGGCGCCGTCGGCGGGCCAGTAAACTTTAAATGTAGCTGGAACGCTGCCTCGAAAATACAACGATACAACCCCGCCTCGGGGGGTCTCAACACCTGACAAGCTGGACGTTTATCCAGATTGCCAACGTCAAAGGTATCTGGAAGAGCATTCGGCTAGACTGGGCACATGGCTACAGTTGTGTGCTCGATCGAAGGGTGTACGGGAACTGTCCGCTGCCGGGGCTGGTGCGCCTTTCACTACCAGCGGTGGCGGCTCAAAGGTGATCCGCTTGCCACCGGGCGGCCACGGAGACGCCCACCAGCCCGCCAATGCTCGATTGACGGCTGCGGCAATGATCATTGGGCTCACGGCTGGTGCGCAGCGCACTACCAGCGCTGGTATGACCGTGGCGATCCGGAGGCACCGCCCGGCCGGGCGCCGAACGGCAGAGGTCACCGGACGATCAACAACGACGGCTACATGATCTGGCGCTTCGGCAACTCGACCATCCTGGAGCACCGGCTGACGATGGAGGAAATGCTCGGCCGGCCGATGCTGCCTGAGGAGACGGTTCACCACCTGAACGGCGTCCGGACTGACAACCGGCCGGAGAACCTGGAGCTATGGGTGAGTACGCGGTCGGGCCAGCGGGTCGAGGACTTGATCGCGTTCGTGGTGGGGCATTACCGCGCTGAGGTGGTGGTGGCGCTCGGCACCTAGCCCCGGTTGCCGCGGATGGCGAGGTAGATCCACACGGGTGCCCACAGCCCAGCCGTGAGCACGGTGAGGAGCAGGTGGAGGATGTGCTGCTGCGTGGTCAGCGGCGTCCTGGCCTGCGGGCCGGCGGGTGTGCCGCGGAACTGCGCGGGGTCGAGGCCGTTGCGGCGGATGACGTCTTCGGTGGTCTGGTACCTGGGCCTGTTCATGGCAACTCCTCATAGAGCGCCCGGCGCAGGAGGATGTTGATGGCTGCGGCGAGTGAGATCTCGCGGGCCGCCGCGTAGGCGCGGACGCCGCGCATCAGTTCTTCACCGATCCGCACGTGGACATCTTCTTTCATACCTACATGGTACCACGTCGGTACCGCAACGGGAGGTGCCGTGCCCGGTTTGGACGCTGGCGCCGGCGAGTTCCGTGACCTCGCCCGCAACCTACGTCTCGTCGGCGCCGACGAGCTCCGCCGCGAACTGTACAAAGGGATCGACGACGCGGCCGGGCCCCTCGCCCGCGGTCTCAAGGACCCGGCGCATCTGAAGCCGTACATGCCCGACCGGTATGCCGCCGTGCTCGCCGCCGACCTGGCCGTGACCACGTCGAAACGCACCGGCATCGACCCGGGTGTGTTCATCAAGGCTCGGGGCCGCACCAAGTACCGGCATGTTGAGCGGATCGACCAGGGCCTGCTCCGCCACCCCGTGTACGCGGACACGGACAGGCCACGGCCGGAGTGGCATTGGGTGGCGCAGGACATCCTGGCCGGGTTCTTCACAAACCCCACGGAGCGGGCCGCGCCGGCGGTGCGGCGGGAGATCGTCGCCGCCATGCACCGCATAGCTGAACGGGCCCTCGGAAGGTAGGCACACGTGGCGAAGGTTCACATCAACGGGGAAATCTTCGACTTCGACCGGGGCAGCCGCCCCATGTCGGAGATGATCGCGCTCGAGAAAGCGCTGGACACGACCTACAGCCAGTGGGAGACCGCCATGCAAGCCGGGTCGGCGCGGGCGCTGGCCGGCCTGGTGTGGCTGGTGTGGCGCCGCGACGGCCGCGACGTGAAGTTCTCCGACATTGAGTCCGGCAAGGTCGAGGTTGAGTACAACACGTTCACCATCGACGCCGAGGACGGTGCGGTGGACCCTACGACCCCACCCGGCTCGCCTACGACCGGAGACGGTATCTCGCCGCGTTCGCGCAGGTCAACATCAGACCGTGGGAGATAGGGCTCCTCGACGTAGACGAGTTCGAG